TGGAGAACAGCCCAATGCTTACTTTTCGAGGACTTGGGCGAGTCCTTGGAGACCTTTCCGAAATGGGGTATCATGCGAGGTGGGGAGTGTTGGGACATGACCAATTCGGTGGTCAACATCAGCGCGATAGAATCTGGATTGTTGCCTACACCGACAAAACAAATTTTCAGTCTTTGGTCGAGCGCCAAATCGAAGTTTTTAAACGATGGAAAACGAAAGAGCGGTGTAAAGATTGGGTCTATTTTATGGTGGGAGATGGCGGAACAACACCTCCGACTTGGGGGCGAAGAGGACAGGAAAATGATTCCAGACCCATCATGTGGCGAAGTGGTGATGGGATGGCCAATGGAATGGACAGAATTGCAGCCATTGGCAACGGACAAGTTCCAATCGTGGCTGCAACAGCATGGAGAATTCTTGGAGGAGAATAAATGAAATCATTACCAATCGCAATCACCGCAGAGAAAGCGGCACTATCACTCATCGCAATCGACCCAGAGGTTCTACCGCACCTCGCATGGTCAGAAGACTTATTTGCGTTCCAGCAACACAAACTCATCTTCACGGCACTGGAAAGAGTCTATCAGCGGACTGGATCCACTAATGCGCTAGGAGCAATCTCTGACCTCGAAACAACTGGCAAGCTTGAATCTTGCGGAGGGAAGGAAGGCGTCATGGAAATTCTCCAGACCATCTTCCTATCCCCCGGAGCCATGTGCATGGAAACCGCAGCCGATTATCGTCAACAACTCATCAAGGCGAAAGGATACCGAGATGCCATCAAGACTTGGGAGGACAATCACGATGACATATGCGCGATGAAAGCAGACCTCTCTAGCCTCGCCGAATCCTTCGCCAATGCAATCGTGCCAGAAAAGCAATGCAAGGACGTTAAAGCCCATTTAAACGAATTCATGGACGATCTGGAGGACAAGACTCCGATAGAACATTTCCCAACTGGAATACCCAAGCTGGACAAGTTACTGGGTGGAGGCGCAAGACGTGGTGAGATGCTAGTGGTGGGAGCGCAGACCTCTGGAGGAAAATCAATCCTGCTTTACCAAGCGGCTCTACAGGCACTGCTCAATGGCAAATCAGTAACTATATTTTCCCTTGAGATGCCTGCGAAGGCTATTCTGCAACGTATGGCTTCTAATCTTGTGGGAAAGACCATCCTGCCTATGCGCGAGATGGCAGGAGTCACAGAGTGGCGAGGAGTGGCATCTGCAAAGGATATCTCAAGCGCAATCATCCAACTCATGCAAATGAAACTCACGATCCGAGACGATCTCTCCGAGGTTGGGGAGATCATTGCAGAGGCATCACGTCTCGCATCTCTTAACAAAGCGGATGTAATTGTGGTCGATTACCTACAAATTGTAACGATGCCGTCAGCAGACAATCGGGAGCAGGCAGTAAGTGAGTTGTCACGCCGATTGAAGCTAACAGCACTCAAGACGAATTCCGTGGTGCTGACTGCATCACAACTCAACGACGATGGTGCTGTCCGTGAGTCTCGCGCAATCGGTCACCATACAGATTTTCTTTTGATCATCTCCCATCCAGACGAGAAGAAGAAAGAAGTTGCAACATACCGAAAGAAACCAGAAACCCAATCAACTTCGCGTGTGCGTATCGACAAGAATCGCCGGGGTCAGAGAGATGTATTTGTGCCTGTAAAAATGCGTGGAGATATTTCAAGATTTGAACAAATCGATGAACACTGATCACGCTTTCGACGAGGCTTGCTTGCTACTCGATACAGCAAGCGCACTGTGGCAGAGCCGCATTAAATCTAGGTTTGCGGACGCTCAAAAAAAATACGACATGGCAATAGAAATCTACAAAAAATATTTTTCGCACATAAAAGAAAATCCTGTTGACGATTTTGAATTTTAATCTACATCTTGTGGTGTTCGATTAATAAATACACAACATCAAATGAAAAAAGACTACGAAGACGATCCAGAAGAATACTGGAATGAAATCCGTGAACGCAAAGAAGAACGTGGACGCGAAAGATTGTCTGAATGGGAGAAAAGAAATCCCAATCAGGTTTATGGTGGCAACACTTTCAACTTTGGAGACAACGAATGAAACGCACATGGACAATCACGATTGAGGAAGAGCGATTCGATAACGCTCGCGGCACGAAAGAATGGGGAGAATTTAAGATTACCTCCCCAGCAGAAATGGATGACAAATTCGTTCTAGCAATCATCGATCAGTTTCGTTTTGGCAACGCAACTCGCTTCGACGTTGAAAAGAAATTAGTGGGCGACAAACCAACCCTTGAATGCACCTACACAGGAAAATTCTGTTGGGGAGATTAAATGAATGTCACCGACGTCATCTTGGCTTTTACTATTGTTTTTCTATTCATTTTTATCTTTACTGGATTATGGCATCGATGTGCAAAATACCTTTCCAAGAAGTACAGAATCGACCTAGATGACAAGCATTCAAATAATCATTGGTAGCATTACTCTTCTAATGCTGATTCACATCTTTGCTGATACTATGTGCCAAGTCCTGAACTACATTTCAAAGAAGAAACATGGAGTCGATTTGGAGCAAGAATACAATAAAGACGAATAGAACATAAAATTACACTTTCTGCAATGAAATGCAGACTTGGTGGCAGCACACCACAAAAAAGCTGAATAAATAAATATAAACTAAATATAATAATATGGCAGATCAATACGACAACACGAATCGCGGATCACTCTTTAAGAATGACCGCAAGGAACTAGACACGCATCCAGACTACAATGGATCGATTAACATCGAGGGGCGTGACTATTGGCTCAATGGCTGGATCAAGGAATCCAAGAAAGACGGCAAGAAGTTCTTTTCTTTGTCAGTTAAGCCAAAGGATCAGGACGCTGGCAAAAACGCTGTAAAAGCCAAACCTGCGCCAGCACGGGGCAAGAGCGCAGATGGAGATGATATCCCATTCTAGTATTATGGATAAAACTTTATTCATCTCACGCAAACAATTAGCAGAAAGGTGGGGTTTTACTACAGCAACATTAAAACGCAGGGAAAATGATGGAAGCATTCCCTTCATTAAATTAGGTCGAGAAGTAAGATACAAATTGAAAGATATTGAACGAATCGAGGAATTTGGATTTGAATAATATCCCGTTCTAACTAACGCTTTCCTCGCTATCGGAAATTCGGTAGCAGGGGACAACGGGGGCAGCGCATCCGAAAAAACGCTGACCAATTTTACAGGCATTGTAGCGGCAACTATGTTTGCTGGTCATCATTTGCGCCAGACCCGTAACTACATAAAAGCGGGTCACACTTTATGAAGATTATTTTAAAACAGGACGAGATTCAAATATGTCAATTGATAGGACGAATGCGTTCACTTATTGCGCGAAACAATGGAGTCATAGATGCTAAAATCGGCAATCAAGATGGAGCAGAAGCCGACGTGATCGGAATGATGGCAGAGTATGGGTTTGCAAAACTAATGAATGTATTTCCTGACATGGGCTTAACGCCAAGGAGTGGATCACCTGATGGTGTCATGCCAAGTGGAAATCGATACGACATAAAGGCATCCAAACATTTAAAAGCACGATTGTTATCCACGCTAAAGGAAAATCCAGACGTTGATGTTTATGTTCTGTGCGTTGTAGATTCCAATTTACTGGATTACAAAGGATGGGCGTGGAAGGAAGAGCTTATTAAACCAGAGAATATAACCAATCTAGGTCACGGAGAAGGATATGCATTGGATCAAGACCAATTAAACAAATTCTAACATTTATGAGTGACACACCTGAAACACAAGAAGCCGTAGAGAGATGGAGGCAAGGCAAGATTAACATCTTTGATGAGATGGCAAGGCTGGAACGCGAGCGCGATGAGGCGCGGGACATGGTGGAGAAGTTTACCGAACAAGGACTCGACCTGCTGGATTCCAATCGAACCCTAAAACGCGAGCGTGACGAGGCGCGGGAGATTATACGAATGGCAAAAACTAAATTCTGCGAAGAAGGATCTGATGGAAACATAGCGTCCGATATGTTTGCAATACTTTCATCTGGGGGCATAGCTCAATGGTTAGAGCAGTCGGCTCATAACCGATTGGTTGTTGGTTCAAATCCATCTGCCCCCACTACATGACAGATTACACAGCAGAGATTCAGAAAATGAAGGAACTTAATAAAGACTATCGACCTGTTGCTTTGCAGTTAGCCCTCTACTGCGCTGGCGCAATCTTTGCACTACGAGCGTCTAACAAGGAACTAGAAGAAGCACAGATCAAATCTGAAATCGTTCCAGACCCACACTCCGAACAGGTAATCGATGATCTGTTCAACCAATACCTTGAAGCACTCCGTGACTACCCAGAACTCATGGCAATAGCACTTAAATTTATACAAGACACACATGAAAACATACATAGCTAAATGGCCGAATGGCACAGTATCAATACTAACAGCATCTGACATAGATGACCTATTCTGGATGCTAGACGAAGAGGGAGATCCTTCTGCCGCAGAAATCTTTCAACTGAAACAACGATTCCATTTAACAACAGATGTCGTTAAAGGAAAAATCGAATTCTATGAATCTTACAAAGAGGATGAACCATCAATAAAGAAACTCAATTGGCCAAAAGATATGCTGTAAATCTTTAGCAATTATATGAACTGGACAACTGAACAACTCAAAGAGAAAGGCTATAATCTCGCACCTGACGGACACTACTACTATGAAGACAACTATAAACCTCCATCTAGACGGCTACTTGACACCCTCACTAAACACGCTCCTAAACGCTCACTGGTCAAAGTACACAAAACAGAAGAACCTAGCAAGGACTGCGCTCTTAAACGCAATCCGCAATACCATCTCGCAATTACACGCTACTCAACAAAAACACTCGACGTTGACAATCTTGCAGGAGGCTGCAAACCACTTATCGACCAAATCCGATACGCAAAACTCATCCCAGACGATAACCCGGAAAGCGTCGAAATCACGTTCAGCCAAATTAAAGTCAAAACCCAAGGAGAACAACGCACAGAAGTCTCTATTACCAAATCGTAATCCAAAACCTTATGAGCTTTAAA